GATAAAAAGCCCAATTTGGTAGCATATCGCCAATATATTCATCTACTAAAGTTTTGTAAGCTTCATTTCCTACATTACCTATTGTTCCTGCTGTGATTAAACTTTCTAGCTTTTGGTAAAGTGTTGTGCCTAGTTTAGTTTCTACATAGAGTATTGCAGTGCTATCTTTTAGCTTTGCTTCTGATATAAATAATACGTATGCCATAATTATCTAGGGTTTAAAAATCCGTTATTTTTCATTCTCTTTGGTGCTTTTGCTACTAAACCACTATTTCTTCTTAAAGTAAATCCTTCACTAATAGCTTTTACATCTGATATTATTTGACTGCTTTTAATATTAGACTTAGCATTTCTTAGTGATGTCTTGTAAACAATTCTTTTGAAGTAATGGTGACAATTGCCGCCGCCCTTATATAACCAAATTGAGTAAGTTGCACTTCTTCCTTTAGGACCCCAACCTCTATTAACAGGCTTATTTGTTAAAGCTAATAAATCTTCTTTTCTGTAAACTTTTTGAGACGCCATCATTAACTTGCAAAACTCTCTAGTTTCACCTTCTTGACTTAGAGCATTGTCTTTAGTGTACATATACCTAACTTTATAATAATCATTATAAGATTTATTTACTCCATCTTGTACACTTCTTGAATTAGGTCTAGCAGTTCCTGTAGATGCTAATTCTGTTTTACCATTAGCAATATTATTAAGTTCTGCTTCAAAGTCAAAATCTTCGTGTTCATCATTTGCGTTTTCTTCATCTACTATTTCCCAATCTTCAGGAATATCTTCTCCAAAGTCAGCTATAAAACTTTCTAACTCAGTAAATTCATTATCTGATTTTTTACAGTCACATTTCTTTAAATCAGTTGCTTCTGAATGGTCTTTGCAAGCCATATATACAGTCTGACCTTCTAAGTCATGTTCGTGATATCCTTCACAGCCAATTGTCTTAGCGTGTGCTTCAGCTTCTTCTATTGTAGTAAAAACAGGCTGTCCGTCTATCATTCCTGCTTTAGATAGCTTTACATCTTGCTCAACTGTATCTTCATCTCCTAATGGTTCAAGTCCTAAGTCAGCTCTTATTTCATCAATTGTCATAACTTCTCTAATAGTCTTAGAGTCGAATTGAACTGTAATAGGTTTAAGTTGTACAAACTCAACAGGCAAATCCATATTGTTTACTGAGAATATAGTTTGTAAAGTATTTAAGATATTTAATTGAAAACCTCTAACTACTGTATTTTGGTAGAAATTCGCTGCATTTATAAGTTCATCTGCATTACTAGAAAATCCGTTAGCTGTATCAATTCCCATTAAAGTTTTAGATGTAATTCTATGAGCTGCACAGATATTTGAAACTAAAAGCTCTTGTAAAGCTAAATATTGCTTATCTGCATCAGAAACACTTATTGGACTTATCTCAGGCGTTCTAGTCTTATCGTCTGAAAATGTTAATACAAACTTTCCTGAATTAGAAGCTCCTGTAAATTTCTCTACTAAGCTTTGTTCTATTTGTCTTCTTTCCTCTTGAGTTGGTATGCCGTTCGCAAAACTGACAAAATACGAGCCTGCAAATCCATTCTCTATATTGTTCAAATGAAACTCAGCAACCTTTTGGTCAACTAAAGCCCAATTGCAACCTGCTATATAATCAGGTGTGTGGTAGATGTCCATATTAGGACTGTAAGAACCTGAGTAAAGTAATTGACTTCCTGAAGTTCTATCATTCACATTAAAAGCAGCAATAGGATAAGGTTTATTTGTTCTAGTATTTCCCCAATCAGCACTTATAAAGAAAGTGTCAACTTTACCCATTTCATTAGGTCTTGCTGCTCTTACTCGTTCTACAGGTACGTGATACACCTCAGCTATTTCTGTTCTTTCTCTATTCCATACAATATGTAAGGCATAAGCCCCCTGAAGTTTAAAATCAAAAGCAACCTTTTTAATTACTTGGTGTAAACTTTCATTTGAGTTAGCATGTCTTAGGAACTTCTTTAATTTTACATAAGACTCTAAATTAATATCATTTTCTTCAGCTACCAAGTCTTCTCCTGCTATCATTTCAGAAGTCTGATTTATAATGGCTGCATGTGTACTAGAATTGTAATATAAGTCAATTAAGAACTGAGGATAGAGGTTTTTCCAATCTTCCGTTCCATATTCTATGTAATCACGTCCTCTTACTTCCTGTACTATTGGTGCTGTTGAAGTTTCTAAGTTAATGCTTAATATTGAATCTTTCATATTTTATAAGTTTGATAAGTAAGTATTGACATTAGCTGTAAGTGCTGTGCTTTCCGTATCATATATTTGTACTTCGCTAATTGTTCCATCAAAAGGATTATTGTCAATATTTCTAATACCGATTGAGTTAATATCAGAAGTGCCTGATAAAGTTTCTGTGTCTGCTTGTGCAACTCCATTTATATAAAGAGTAATTAAGTCAGAAGCGTTTCTTGTAACAACCATATATAAGGCTGCAACAAAAGTACCACTATCTAAAGACAAATCAACATTACTACCATCTGTTGCTATTCTCAAAGCTTCCGAAGGCATAATTTTTAAAAATTCAGTTGGATTAGTATTAGAACCGATAACAGCTAAATTTAGTGCATTAGGGTGTAACTTTATACCAACAGTAAACGCACCACTTAAAGTAATATCAGAAGCAGTTCGTAAATTTTGAGTAGCAGTAGGGTCAAAATCGATATTTCCTGAATTATATGCAGGCTGCTTAGAAGCAGTACGCTGTTCCATATCAAAACTATTTGAAGAACTATCATCCCAATTAGAAACATTAGAACCATTTAATGTAATCCCTGTTTGGAACTTATACCACGCTTCTAGTCCTGTTTCGTCAGAAGGACTCCAAGAACTCCCTGAAGTCTTGATATTATTTAAACTTAATCCTAGTTTTAATGATAACATATCTTATGTTGTTACTCCCTCGTAATAGCCTATACCAATACCACTAGTCAAAGTAATTGCAGTTACATTCATAAATAAAGTTGTTCCCGCAGGTAAAGTAGTCTGTAAAGCAGTTTCTCCTGTTGCGTCTGCTGCTGCTATTGAAGCTACAACGCTTTCAACAGGGAAGTAAACACAATACCAATCTTTGCTTGTTTGAGCTGCTGTAGTAAATACTTCAGTGCTTCCGTTTTTACCTAGTTGCTCAGTTAATAATTGTTGTACGTTTTCTATTGCCATTTTATTTTATTTTATTGTCCGTAATATATGTAATTTGTTGAACTCGGAGCTTCCCTCTGAGTATATTGAACTTGCTGCGTTCCGTCTTTTTCAGATACGTTCATTTTTCCTTTAGTTACTAATCCTTGTACCACTCCTTTATCGTCAGCTGCAGGAGTTAAAACATCATCTTCATTTCTAGGTGCATTTCCTAATCTTACTGTTACTGTTCCTATCCAAGAAACCTCATAAACTTCATATTTCCAATAGCCTGCGGGTAATAGTTTTATTTGCCCTTCATACATATCAGGGGTTGCATTATAGATATATCGAATTTGAGTATATCTATCTTTTATAAGTTCAGATTGTGGGTAAGCATAAACAACAGACTTATCTAAGTCATTAGTGAACTTTACTAAATGTCTTATTTGAGTAGAAGCTACAGAAGTATTTATACGATTATCTTCAGTTTGTATATATATTTCTAAACCTGTTTCTGTTATTGCTTGTATCATAGTTAGTTTGTCTGTTATATAATAGAAATACTTTGAATTTATTTGTATTGAGTTAGTAATAAAAAGAAAAAGGTGAGCCTAAGCCCACCCTAATCAAGAAATATATAAGAAAACTACTAAGATGTAGTGATTGAAACATTCGTGAATGCTCCATTGTCAAACGGGTTTGTAGTGTAATCTGCTACCATTGGGAATGGGATTGGTTCCATTCCGTCAAAAGTAAGAGTGTAACCGTTCCTGTCTCCGAAAGCAGCTCCTGAATCAATAGTACCTGCGTTAAGTTCCATTCCGTTTGTTACTCCTAGTCCTACAATTACATTATGTCCGTTTGCTAAAGTTGCGTTTAATTCACAGAAAATAACAAGTTTTGTCTGACCTAGTAATTTGATTTGATTTTGGTCTTCTTTTGTTAGTCTGTTAAGAATTACAGTTACAGTTGGAGCATAAAAAATAGTTCCGTTTTCCTTACTTCCTGTAATTGTTTCTGAAAGACTAGCTACTCCAAGAGGTGTAGTATATCTGTATAGTCCTGTTGATGTAGCCATTTCAATGTCTGAAATTTCTCCATTCGCTTGAACTATTCCTACTGTTGTTATTGGTGCTGTGAATTGGTCGTAAACTCCGAAATAAATATTCTTTATCCCGCCTGAAATTCTATTACAGTCGAGTCCCCTACCTTTTGTTAATGCTGTACAAGCCATGATATTTGTTTTTTTTAGGTTAAGGGAGGAAGGGTTTTACCCCCTCCTTCCGTATTATTTATTTTATTATGATTGTCTTACGATATCAGCTCCAACTCCTGTTTGAACACCTGCTGAGTAACGAGCAACTAATCTCATATTGTCGCTTCCGTCAAGATTAGCCATGTCCATCAAAGTGATTCTAGTAGCATCTGAAAGTAAGTCAGTTCCAAAGAACATGTTAGACTTCTCTGCTGCTACTAATTGATTGTCAGCCATTCCGTTACATACAGCGATTTTGTACCCTTCAAATACAGGTGCATAATCTCCGTTCATGTTGTAAGCATTAACATATCCTAATGTAGATACTGCTGATACATATAAAGCGTAAGTCTTAGGACTCATGTATATATGTAAGTCTTCTTTTCTCAATACTGCTGAGATGTTAGCTGCCATGTCAGCAGTTAAAGTTTGTAAGTTAGCTATGATATTACCTGCTACATAAGCTGCTGATGCTGAAGATTGAACAACTGTTGCGTCAACTCCCGGTAATAAAAGACCTGTAGCTGCTCCTAAGAAACCATTGAATTTCCCTGCTACAGCAGTTCCTTCCCAAATACTTTCTTCAGTTGCTTGTGCTATGATTTCTCCCATGTAAGAAATTACATAGTCATCAAAAGATGCAGGTGGTGGTGCTCCTGCTCCTGCTCTCATTTGTAGAGCTTCCCAAGAATCTAGTAATGTAGATTTGCAAAGGTCTAAGTTGATTTGTAAATTTTTAGGTTCTAATACTTTTTCAGTAAGTGCTAAAGTACCTGCATCAGTAAAGTCACAAGTTGCATCTGCAACAAGTCCTGAACCTGCCATTCTTTGGATATTAGACTTATACTTGATGTTTTCAATCATAGTTAAGTAGTCTAACGAGTTTGCTTGCTTTAAAGCTGCTGAGATGTAGAATCCTGCTGCTTTTCCTGCAAAGTTTGATGTTGTAGTAAACGCCATTTTTTTTGTTTTTTTTAATTAATATTATTTATTTAAATCGTGTAAGAATTTCTCTCTTCTTGTCATTTTGTTGTATTCTGCTCTTGAAACAGGTTTTCTGTCTGAACTGAATTTGTTTACATCTAAAGGTGCTGATGCAGGCTGTGCTGCTAACTCAGTCTTTAGTTTTTCGTTTTCTTCTTTTAACTTAGTCAATTCATCTTCTGCTGAGAATTCAACTACTTCTGTAGTTTTAATAGACTTAGGATTTGTAGAAGGCTCAACAACTTCTTCAACAACTTCTTCAGACATTTCTTCAACCTCTGTGTCTCCTTCTCCTAATCTTTCTTTTATATCAGCGATTGCATCCATTAAATTGTCAACCTTGTCTTTCATTTCTTCGTAAGACTTAGCCCAATCAGCTTTTTCAGCATCAGTTTCAGGAAATGCAAACTCAACAGCTTCTGCCATTTCTTCTTTATCATCATATCCTGCTTCTACTTCTTCTTCTGTGTCTTCTTCTTCTGTTTCAGACTCGATAACCTCAGCAACAATACCTTCTTCTTCAACTCTGAAAGATACGCCTGTGTCAGTCTTGTAAGTTCCAACAGGTAATAAAATTGTAGTTCCGTCTTCAGTTAAAACTGAGATATCTACACCTGCTTCTAATTCCTCAGCAGTAGAAACAAAAATTGTTCCATCTTCTGATTTTGCTTGCCACTCTAACTTAATTGTTTCTTCTTTGTTAAGACCTAGAGCTACTAAGATTTGTTCTTTAATGTCCATAATTTCTTTTTGATTTTATTAGTGTTTG